AAGGTAAATACAGAAATGTATCATAAATTAAAATTTTATATGAAAGCGAGTGAGAAATGATTGCACCAATTATTATTTTTACGATTGTATTTTTATGTTTGTTTTTGTTATATGTTTATAGATATAAGTAAGATGCAATAAATTAAACCATAAGTAGTTTAACCATTAAAGGAATGAACATGAGTGCTTGGGATATATCAAATGATGCTGAAAGAATAAGCTATAGATTAGATTCAGTAAAATCAATTATAGAAATTCTTGCTGAAAGAATTACTGAAGATACAGAAAGTAGTGCTTTATGGGCTTGTGCTGAATTATTGGATTTATATGCTCGTAAAGTAGATGAGCTGTCAGACAATGCTATGCAACTTCATCGAGAGGAAAAGAAATGATATTTATATTTTGTAAAAAACCTGATGGAACTGTGTTTGAAGATAACCAATCGATTACAACTATGGAATGTAATGCAACTGAATTACCTGAAGTTGTTTCCCATTTTGAGGACTTTTTAAGGGGTTGTGGATTTATTGTCGATGGACACCTAGGCATTATGGAGGACAAAATATGACAGAAGATGTGATTAAGACACTTTTGGCTGAAAGAAGCTTCTTGGAATCGCAATTACGCAAATTAGCAGGGATAATTCACAGACAGGAAGAAGAAATTGCTGATTTAAGAACGGCTAATCAAGATTTAAAATATCAGTTAATACAAGCTCACGGGGTTAAGAATGAAAATAATAGTAAGCAAAATTAAAGAAATGAAAGATGGTTCAGCTTTATGTAATTTAGATTTGGATAAAGAAGCTGTGGAATTTTTGGTCGCTGAAGGATTTTTATCTGTTTTAAAGAAAGCCATAGACAATTCTGAGGCTTATGTCAAAATTAATGAAGAAAGCGATAAATGCTAATTGGATTCGTAAAAGAGAAGCAAGAAGAAGCGTTTGATGATTGGGTCAAACTTTTAAAAGCAGCGAAAGCCGAAGAAGACTTTTTAACCGACCCAAAGGCTATTTGGCTAGAAGCTTGGACACAAGCAACCATGATTGCTTGGAGCATAGTAGATGATAATATTCCACCTGAATACCGAGAGAAAGTGCATTTAAATATGAAAGCAAGGCTATTGAAATGAGATTCATAGAACTCATGCCTAGACGCAATAAAACCTATCAGGAAGCGTCTAGAAGAAACAGTCGATACCGTAGGGGCATATTTAATCGATTTCAGTCCTATAAGATATTTATGAAGTTTGGGCGAGTGAAGCCATTAAAGAAAAGAATACAAAGGTCACAAAACTTTCACAAAATATTCACAAAATAATTGTTGCAAATATTAAAAAGTTTAGGTAAAGTATTACTTATACGACACGGGGTCGTTTTTTAGGAGAAATAAAATGTCACCACAAGATTTTAATTTAACACAAGCCGATTTTGATGCTCATCCTGGTATGTCTTATGAGGCTATACAAGAATTATATTATCACGATGCTGTTGCTAATGAAGCTATGGCTAAAGCAGAGGGTGCTTGGGAAGATTCTGGTTGTTTTTGGTTAGGTTCTAATTATTAATAACAAGGGGGGAAACCCCCAATTTTTAGATAACTTTTTAGGAGAAGCAAATGAATTCATGGAAAGAAAGTTTTAAAGAGTGCTTAGCAATAGCTAAAGAAGCAAATCTTCCACACCAAGATGAAACAGTATCACATAAGAATTCTTGGGAAAACGTAGCAGAGTCATACGATTTTGACCTTAACGACATTGCATTAGCTATTACTAATGATGTATCCAATAAAGATGATATACCTTTCATTTATGTAGACTACTTTGATGAATTTGGCAACGAAATATACAACTCACCTGCTGAATACTACACAGTTAAAGATTGCCTTCGTGACAACGCTATGTTTGTTAATAGCAAGCGTTTTTTGTTGGAGTACGGAGGGGAGTATAAAGAATGAATCCCAAGTACAAAGTTGAATACTATGACAAGGATGAGAACCTTTTACAAAGCTCTGTTGACCCTGAAGTCAATTGGACGAAGTATTCCACCTTTTTTAAAGAGAGGGTGGATGCATTAGAGATAGGTGAATCAGCTTCTGAGCACTATACAACTATCCGTAGATTGTCATAAAAGATTCATAAAAAAAGTGTTGCAATTAGTAATTTAGTCGAGTAAAGTATTACTTATACCGTATAGGACGGTTTTTTAGGAGATTTAAAATGAGTATATTTCGTGATGGTGTAGAGTCTTACAAGGGTTGTGTATTAGCTGAGTATGAAAACAATGGCTACCATGACAGCGATTTTTTTGCTGTTGTTTGGGATGTTGAAAATCAATGTGTTAATTCTATTCAATATGGTACAACTCGTGGTGGTGGTTCTTTTGGTTGCCATATTGATGCAACTCCTGAAATTCGTGCATTAGCCGAATCTTTTAAACAAAAAGTCAGACAGGATTACATAGCCAAGCAAGAGCGAGAAATTGCTAAACTTGCTGACAAAGGCAAGACAGTTGTAATTCATGGCTTTAAGCGTGGTAAGAAAGCCCTTTTAAATGGCTTACAAGGGGAAGTATTTTGGGTAGGTGTTGATAGATATGCACCTCATTATGATAAGGATGCACAAAATGTTGGCATTAAAATTGGTGACGAAAAAGTATTTGTAAGCAATAAAAATGTTACAGTAGTTGGTTTTGATGTTAATTGTTATGATGCATTAATGAAATTTAAAATCAGTAGAATGGTTGAAGGATATGCGATGGCATATAGATTTTAATAAAAGGGGACACAAAGTCCCTTTTTTGTTGTATAATCAGACTTATGAAAAATAGTTGATAAAAACTATTGGAAACATAAGGTTATATGAGAATATGGCACACAAGAAAACTATAACAAGAGCATTGAACGAAGAATACCCACAACAGGTCAGAGGGGCATTCGCTGCCGTGCTAAGACGCATAACAGTTCAAGAGCCTGAAAGACTCCATAAAGTAGCAACAGTATTGTTTGAGGAAGCCGAGAAAGGCAACCTAAACGCTATTAATATACTGTTTGATAGATTAGATGGAAGACCTCACCAAGCGATAGAGATGTCAGGAAACCTCGATGTAAAGACTGAGGTATTGAGTGGTGCATTAGAGCGTATTAGTAAAACAATTGAAAAAATCAGACAATCTGAGCAACCTACTTGAAGAGGCTAAGAAGTTAGCTGAAGAAGTAGACGTTGTAACGGCTGAGGTAGAGCTTACTAAGATTAATTGGTATTTGACTAGACATGACTATCAGATAATGCCTGAAGGCAATTGGTGGAACATATGGTTATTTTTAGCAGGTCGTGGAGCAGGTAAGACAAGAACGGCATCTGAGAACATATGGAGACTAGCATGGGAACAACCAAAGACAAGATGGTTAGTATCAGCCCCTACATTTGCTGATGTAAAAGATGTGTGCTTTATGGGAGAGAGTGGATTGATTAATGTTATGCCACGCTCGATTATTGCTAAACATAACATTGGCGACAATGAGATTACATTAACTAACGATAGTATTATTAAAGGAATCCCTGCATCTGAGCCTGACCGTTTTCGAGGTCCACAGTTCCATGGTGGATGGTTAGATGAGTTAGCAGCGTGGGATTACCTCGATGAAGCGTGGGATATGATTCAATTTGGTATGCGATTAGGTGAACGACCTATCCTTATCTGTACGACAACACCAAAGCCAAAACCATTGATTATTGACTTAGCAAATAGAGATGGCGAAGATGTGATTGTTACCAAAGCGACAACCTATGATAACTTGGCTAACTTAGCCCCTACATTTAAGAATCAGATTCTACAGTATGAGGGAACAAGCATTGGTCGCCAAGAGATTAACGCTGAGATTATTGACCCTGAAGAGAGTGGAATCATTAAAAGAAATATGTTTAGGTTGTGGGATAACAGTAAGCCTCTTCCTAAGTTTGAGTATATCATCCAATCATATGATGTAGCCACGAGCGATAAGACAGCTAATGACCCAACAGCTTGTACTGTATGGGGTGTATTTAAGCCTACTGACAAGCCTATGAGTGTTATGTTGATAGATTGTTGGTCTGAGCATATGCAATACCCTGATTTACGCCCTAGAGTTCTCGATGAGGCTACAAGCATATATGGTGACTCGGATGAATGGTCAAGTGGTAAGAAAGTAGACTTAATACTTGTAGAGGATAAAAGTGCAGGCATTTCTTTAATACAGGATTTACAAAGGGCAGGACTTCATGTAAGGGGATATAACCCTGGTCGTGCTGATAAAACAGCTAGGCTTAATCTAGTAAGCCCTATTATTGCAAAGGGTCTTGTATACCTTCCTGAGAGCGACACGAATAAGAATCAGGTCAAGAGTTGGATAGAACCTTTCTTAAATCAGATATGTGC